TCCTGCTGAAACATCTTACCCTGTCGGAAGCCCTGCACCATGTATTTCAGCGCGTGGAGCTCTATCGCTACCAGTGCCGGCGATGATGCCGCGATGCCGGCCACCTTCTCAATCGCGCTGGTAAGGGTGTTTACTAGCTCCACCCTCATTTGCTTGTCGTACTGCTCATTGAGGGCAATGGTTGAATCGGTTTCAAGCTCGATGCGGAACCGTTTGCGGTCGTCCTTGAGGAGGTCGAGTGCTGCCTTGAAATTCTGCTGGTGAACCTGGGGCGCGGTCGCCGGCATCATGTAGCGCTCGAGCGATTCATCTTTGAAGTTTTTCAGCGCCATCTCACACAAGAGATCGTAACAGTTACGCACAAACTCCTGCATTTTGCGCTGCGGCTCGGCGTGCTGGTTGAGCGCGTACTTCTCAAGCATCTGCCGCTCGCCGAACGTGCGTTGTGTGCCGTCGGCGATGAGCCCCTGAAGGAGATCCGAAACGCCTGTAAGCCGGTAGAGGGTGTTTAAGCGCTGCTCGAGCGCCTGGTATACCTGCGCCAGGGCCGACACCATCTTTTCAACCGGAATGTACTGCACAACAGAATCAAGGCTCCCGCCGTTGTTTACAAGCGACTGAGAGAGGTTAGGAACCCCGAACGCATCGCCTTCAGTTGCCTCGGCTAGTGCCTCTTGCAAGCCTTCCACGTTGTTGTCAAAGAGCACCCGCGCGCGGATAGCCTTGGTGAGTGCCATCATGCGGCTGAATATCGTGTGGATATCCTCGATAAGCTCTACGAGCTGGTAGAACTCTGGGACGGGCCAGAACTCATCCGTTGCTTGGTTCGAGAGGATAGGATCAGGCACCGGGAAGAAGTGCTCGAGGTTATACAGGCCGTTGGGCTGTTCTCCCTCATCGTACTCCTCGGGCATCTGCATTGCCTTAGGCGTGATAAACTCGCTTCCCAGCTCGGGCACCCACATCACCTTACGCTCGTACTTATCCCAATACTCGTATACCTTGATGGTTTGGCGCTTCGGTGCGGCTTCGTCGACGCCGTCTTTTGGGTCGTCTGCCTTTCCAAGCGCTGCGTACGCTCGAGCGCCAAAGACGGCCTTGAACTGCGGCACTGAGTAGTGAAGCTCAAACGCCATCCGCTCGCACCGGTTGAAGCGCTTGATGTCCGGGTCGATGTAAACCTCTTTGTAGAGGGCTTGGTCCAAACACACGCGCTCGTTTTCTACGTCCACAACCTCATCGGTTTCGATGAAGTAGCCTTCGTCGTCCTGCCCTATATCGTCACTTTCAACGATATCGCCGGCGCCGTCGATGAATACAACGTCCTCGGTACCCTCCATTTGCTGCGGGAAGATGCGTTCCTTCACCTTCTGCTTGACCTCATCGCGCTCGTAGTACGCGCGCAAGATGCCAAAATTGGTCACCAGGAAATCATCTCGAGCGGTCGCCAGGGCGTCAAAGAAGGGAAACGACTTTGCGAGGTTGATTGCAAGCCGCTCTTTGAAGAACGCGGCCGAGGCGCCCACATTGTCGGTGCCGTCCTGGGTCGAGTCCTTGCAGATTGGAATACCTGTACGCGAGAGAAGAAGGGGTTGGCGGATCTTAAAGATTCCGTACCAGGCGGGGTACTTCGCGCGGCGCTTTGCACTGTTTGGGGTAACACTCAAAAGACGGTTGTTTCGTTGGCGCTTCTTTATCTCGGCCCATGAGCGATCCGCCCACACTAGCCACGATTCGCGCGCTTTCTTTGCGTCCTCAATGAACGCCTTCACTTCTTCAACCGATATTGCCATAGCCCATGCGTGCCGCGATCTTCTTAATTGTTGGTTTGGCAGCAAGCGCGCGTTGTATGCGCGCCTCTGTCGGAAGCTTTTTATCTTTTATGATTGTGTGCGCCATACAACCGAGCCTGATAGCGTCGCAGGCGTGGGTTGCTTCCCCGTGTTCGGCTGCATCTTCCTTTTTGTGGTCGGATGGATGCCGGGGGAGGGCCGGAATGTAGTCTCTAGCATACTTGCAATCGACTGCTACATACAATAGGGGATATCGCAAGGGGTCGTTGCTATCGATCTGGATGCCGATCAACCGGCTCCTCATCTGTGACCATCCCGGTATGCGCGAGGTGTCGCCGTGCGTGAGGATCACCCCGTGGCGCCGGAATACGTCGGCGATTGTTTCACCTCCTCTATCCTGGAAGGGAAGGGAATCGGTCAGCGTTGGGACGTTCTCGTGACCTATATCACTGCGTGATACAATCCCTTGTGCAATCTCCTCGTTTCTGAGGCGTGCGCCTTTTGCCGGGTCGGTTGGGTCGCACCCGTACCACTCGCGATATACAACGAGCGATCCTCGAGGTAACCACCGGGTTTTACCATCCCGGTCGGTGAAGGGCTCGCCGTCGGCCACGGCCAGCCAATACACGGCGAATGGATCTGCGGTTCCCCAATCGAAGGTTCGAAACCTGGTCCAGTGCGAGGGCACCCGGAAGTCGTATTTGATAACGTGGCGGTCCTCGTCCCATTCCGGGAAAAACTCGCCCGTGATGGCGTTCCAGTCGCCGAGGTCCAACGCTCGGGCAAGCTGCTCGTCACCTATACCGTCAAGGCGCCCCTTGTGCGCGTCTTCGTCCACTGAGTAATTGTCGGTATACCTCGAGAGGAGGTACTGGCGTTTGAAGCCGTCGACCTGGACAATCTTTTCGTCGCGGCATAGCTCAACAAAGTTGCGCTTGAAAAAGGAAACCGATTGCCCGATAGGGTTGGCGGTATAAATGATGCGGGGGAACTTGCCGCGCCACTCTGCCGGCAAACTGTCTTTCATTTCCTTCGGCATCCGCACCCACGCGCGGAAAAACCTGATCAGGCGCTCGCTTATCTGGGTCGCCTCGTCGATAGCGAGGACGTGCTTTTCCACGCCCTGCGCGCTCGAGAACTGTCGCTCATCCTGGCAGTGCATAAACGCTATGCGCGAGCCTTTGGGGAAGGTTATTTCCGACTCGGTGATCTTAACCGCCTTTTGCTCTACTAGAGGCGCCAACAAGGCGCGAAAACCGGTCGGCCCTTCAACGTGGTTGTCGATGATGTCTTGAAACTTTTTTCGAATCAGTACGCATTGAAGGCCGGGGATTGCCATGCACCACGCGATCAATGCAACTCGGATGAAAAAACTTTTTCCCCCTTCAGTGGCGCCCCCGAATAAAACTTCGGTTGCTTCTGTAAGGAACGCTTGCTCCTGGCGAGGCCACAATCCGAGCTCTAGTTCAACCTTCACTTAGGCGGCTCTTTTCGTACAACGTTCACAGTGATGGATTCGATCTTTCCTGAGTGCTCAACCTGCTGCACTTCCTTCCATCCGAGCCGGGTTTTGCACCAGAAGATTTGAGCCGTTACGTTCCCCTTTATGGCCGCCTGATACAGCGATGCCGCAACGTTTGCGTTTGCTCGGGTTGCTGCGTGGTCGAGCTCCTCGGCGCAATACTTCCGAAGAGTCTTCGGGTCGCGCCCAAGCACCGCGGCGATCTGGTCCTGCGGGACGCCGCACGCCGCCATCTTCTCCACTAGCTTGCGATCCTGTTCGCTCGGTTCCCAGGGCTTGCGGCTCATTTGTCGGCTCCTGCGCCTTTGTCGCTAATGTACTTCGATACATCTTCTCCGTTTATCTTACACTGAAACGGCTTACCTGCCTTGTCACAATGCGCCTTGTACCGGTCAACGATGACCTGGCAATACTGCGGGCTTATCTCCATACCATAGCAGGTGCGGTTTATTTGGTCGGCGGCGATCAGGGTGGTGCCGGAGCCAAGGAATGTGTCGAGGATCAACTGGCCCTTGGAAGTATTGTTGACCGCAAGGTACGCGACCAACTGCACCGGTTTCATGGTGGGGTGCTCGTCTGATTTTTTTGGCCGCTCGTATTCTAAAACGCTCGTCTGCTTTCGGTCTGCGTGCCACTCATGCGTTCCGTCCTGCTTCCACCCGTACAAGATTGGCTCGTGCTTGTAGTGATAGTCGCACCGACCGAAAACCATCTGATCCTTGACCCATATCAACTCATGACGAACTCGCCATCTGGCACGCGATATGCTCATCATCATCATCATCATCATCTGGTCCCCCCCCTGACACGCAAACCAGTAGTACGAAGCGGCGTCCGTGCATGACTCATACGCACACTCGGCAGCCGATTGCCAAAAAACTGCCATGCTGTCGAGCGGCATTGAATCGTTTTCAATGTCGGCGTGCTGGTTTGCTTTTCCTCGCCTGCCCGCAGACTCGTATCCAACACCGTAGGGCGGGTCAGTGATCCACAAGTGCGCCTTTGCCCCATCCATCAGCCGCTGCACATCTTCGGCGCTCGTACTATCCCCGCACATAACCCGATGCCGCCCGAGCTCTATTACGTCCCCGCGCTTAATGACCGTTTCAACCTCGTTCGCGTCAGGTGCCTCATAGTCATCCTCCTCAACGACCGGCTCCTCGGCGAACATGCCGGCCAGTTCATCCAACCCCCAGGGTTTCAAGTCAAACCCGCCTTCTGTTAAGGCGTCCAACTCCAGCTCGAGGTTTTCTAGATCCCAGGTCGAATCGTTCTGTAACTTGTTGTCGAGGATGCGGTACGCCTTCTTTTGGGTTTCGGTGAGGTCGGCTTTCTTGAGAACCGGCACCTGCTCGAGGCCGAGTTTCTTTGCGGCTTCAAGGCGCCCGTGGCCTACCAGGATGACGTTGTTTTCGTCCGTCACTATCGGCTGGTTGAACCCAAACTGTGCTATGGAATTGGCGATCCGATCTACCTGCTGATCCGAGTGCACTCGGTTGTTGAGCGAGTAAGGGATGATTGAGGAGGTCGCGGCCAACGCTACCTCGAGCTTTTTATAGGCGGGAGTTTCTTGTTTTCGCATCCCTTCAAGGTAAGGCCACTTGGACAACTTTACAAGGACAGACGGCCCATATAGCGCCCAGGATGCCCGCTACTTCTTCCGAAACTCCTCCTCAAGCACTTTGCCGACGGTTTCCCATTTGGCGCCCAAAAGCGTTTTCAGGCCACACAGCACATCGAGCCGCATAGCCTTTGCTTTGCCCTTTTCGTAGTGGTCGATCCCCTGGGTGGTTATCTCAACACCAAGCGCCCGAAGCGCCTTTGCCACGCCGTAATTGGTAAGCCCGCGCTCTTTCTTAACAAGATCCAACAGTTTCATCCGCATAACTTACATTGTACATCTTTCCTTGCACACTGCAACAATACTTGCACAACTTCGCTTGCTATCTTCATCACACTCAAGTAAGTTTACTTGTACAACGATATATACCACACGCGGATAAGATGCCGCGGTTTAGAGGAGGGTACCTATGATTCGTTTAGCAGAAGGCACAAGGGCAGTCGTCACCGATTGGCTCGGCGATAAGTTTGAGGTTGAGGTCGTACACTTCGAGCGCGATTGGCTCGGCTTCGTTACCTATTGGGTCAGGTACGACGACCGCGACGGGCTTTACCCGTTCACGCGCGACGAGCTCGCCGTGCCGTGTCTCACCGAGCGACTGTTTGCTGCTATCGCCCAAGCGTGATCGCGGCTGTCAAGGGGGTCCGGATTTTCCGGACCCCTTAAAATCATTCAAGGTTTTTTAACGTGTAACCATAGGAGGAAACACACCATGAAAAGAGCGATGAAGGTTTTGCTGTGCTGTGCGGCGCTTGTATGCGCCACCGGTTGCAGCGGGTTGGAGATAGGGGGAAAGGCATGGGTGATGAAGGTTGACGAGTCCTATAGCTCGCAAAAGACCCACAAAACGCCACCGCTTAAGTGTCTGTTCGTAAGCTGCAAGGCTGAAACTGAGGAGGTAACCGGATCATGAGTTTAGTTAACGAAATCAAACAAGACTTGTTCACATTCAAAGGCGTTGCCGTAACGATCATCACCGACATGATTGTGTTGGGGGTTTTGGGCTCATGGATGTTCTTCAACGTGCACGTAATGGGGAACGACGTAACGCTCTCTGTGCCGTCATCGAAAGACGTACAGGAGCTTTCACGGCGTAGGTAGTAAAGCCGCCGGCGTAGCTCGAGGAGGGCTATGCCGGCGCCGATGAGTGCTTACCCCGTGCGCGGGGAGAGCGTTGATCGGCGATGTTGCCGACGGTCAAGGAGGACCACATGCCAAGCAAAACAAAACCACTCTCGCTACCCGACAGAGAAGACGCCGCCGACCTTGTGCGGCACCTGCTCTCCTTGCGTACCGAGATCGAGCACGTCATCACAACCGAAAACCCAGGGCTTAGCCCCGAGGCGCGTGAGCACCTTATACAAGCCGCAACCGCAATCGTGGCAAGCTGGTATAATAGCGGGGAGGAGTAGGGCAGTGGTTGAAACAAGGACGATTGACGACGACCAGGGCCGACGCTGCTCGTGCTGCGACCGCGATATATACCGCCACACCAAAACGTGGTGGATCGCGCGGCACGGGGAATACTGCTCACAAGCGTGCGCGTGCGTTGGTGCGGCCGAGCTTGAGCTACTTTTGAACACTTTGGAAATGAATAACGAGGAAAGGGGAGGGGAATTATATGAGTAAAGACCTAGCAACGATTACGGAAGGGCCAGCGTCAATTGAGAGCTACGCAAACAACCTCTCGCAAAAGTTGAGCATGGCGGTGGTGCTGCTCAAGTCGGGCATGTTGCCAAACCACTACCGGAGCCCCGAGAGCGTGTTGACGGCTATCCTGTACGGCCGAGAGCTTGGGTTTTCACCTATCCGCGCGCTCAACTCGATCACCGTAATAAACGGCAAACCGACGCTCGAGGCGCAAGCCTTGAAGAGTCTCGCAATCGCGCATGGTGGCCGTATCAAAACCCTCGAATGGAGCGACACCGTTTGCACCCTCGAGTGTACCCGCGGCGATTGGACGGACTCCGCTTCCTACTCCTGGGAAGATGCCACCCGCGCCGGGCTCACCTCTAAAGACAACTGGAAACGGATGCCAAAGGCGATGTTGTACGCTCGAGCGGTGTCGATTTTGGTTAGGAATATGTTCGCCGACATCCTGGGCGGCCTGTACTCGAGGGAGGAAATAGATGAAGTGACGCTTGTTGAGCGCCCCAAGGTGAGCCGCATCATGCCGATGCCCGACGGTGACGATGTACCTGCTTCGTTCCATACCGACCCGGCAAAGGTGTTGCAAAACGCGATTGACGGGGAGGATCTTGACGCGCTTGCCCGGTGGGTCATTACAACGCGGTGCAGCTTGCAGGGTCAAACGGTGCGCGATGCGTACCAAGCCGACGCCCCTAAGCTGCTTGCAAATGTAAACAAGCTACTGGACCTCGACCGGAAAGCCGTTGAAGCGTTTCTCGCCGCTGTTGATGGTGATGTGACAATCGACCTCGACACCGGAGAGGTGACAACCGGATAACAACTTGAGCGGCGGTTCTGGGCAGCGCCGCCGCTCACAACAAGGTGTGCATGAATACTCGCCCAACACTGCGCCTCATTCAAACGACCACGGACACACGCAACAATCCCGTTAATTTGTCGATCAACATTCGTTCTAACGACAAACGGGATACGTGGGGAATGTTTGACGATCTAAATCAGTTTTTCGAACTCAAGGCTAGAACTACCGCTCGGCAATATCGCAAAATCCTGGAAGAATTTTGTGGGTTGTTCGGCATTGAATTCAACGCGGCTGGCGCGGCGCGGCTTAAAACCGTCGGCCATGTCGAGGTGACGCGGTACTCCAACTACCTGCGCACGCTGCCGGCGCAAGCGGGGAGGAGCGCATCCATCTCCGACCGCGTGAGCCTTGCAACTGTAAAACATAAGATTATCGTGCTCTCATCGATCTGGGACGAGCTGGTAAACCTTGCTGCCGTAACGTCAAACCCGTGGAGAAAACCTAAGCGCGATATGCAACGCATCCGAGGCAACGACCGACGTCCCCATCAACTTGTCCCTTTTCAAAACGTTGCCGAGCTTTTCAAGCTAAACTTTTTTGAGGCCGAAGGGGCGCAAGATAAGGCACTATTAGCGGCGCTTTTCGGGGGCGCCTTGCGTCTTAATGAGGCCATCAACTTGCGCGTAGGTGACGTTAAAGAGGGGCCAGAGGGGTCGATAGTGCTTACGCTCCGCAATACAAAACGCCAACGTGCTGAGGAGCAAAGCATCGGCGCCTGGGCTGCCGAGCACGTCCGTGCATATCTTCAGATACGACGGGGGCACCATACCGCCGACCTCGATCCGCTTTTTACGAAATACCGCGCTGGGAAACCCATCAACGAGTTTTTGTACGACAGGACAGTACGACGGAGCTTTGGCCTATACATGCGCCGCGTCGGGCTCACCGGCTCTTTTTCCCCACACTGCGCTCGAGCTACCGCTATCACCAAGCTCCTCGAAGATGGCGTGCCTCATCGGGAGGTTGCCAAATTTTCTCGTCATGGTTCCGTTGCGATGATAGAGCACTACGATAAGTTGAGGCGCGCAAAATCGGATAACGTGGCCCACCTGCTAAAGTTTTAACGATCACAATTTTTTATATTGTCAGGTAAGGGGACTACCTTTATAACAGGCGACACATGATGTGTGTCACGGTCTGATACACCTCCGGGAAGATCCCGCATTTTTATTTATCAGTCTTATTTTGACCGATAAGTAACGTTGTCGGATCAATTTTGGCTGATAAGTAAATACCATTTCGATCAGACCGTGGCGAGAACCATCTCGCCTATACAATAAAAAACCCGCCGGTCGAAGGGCGGGTTCGTTGGGCGAGATTAGTTGAGGATGACAACTAATGACCGCCCACAACAGTGTACCACAACGCCGCCGAAAAGAATCGGCCGGTTTCATACACGACGCAAACGCCCGATCCGATCAGAAGGTGCTACGCCTCCGCGCTGCCGGTGGCTGGGCGTACTATGGTCTGTACTTCGCGTGCCTCGAGGTGATGCGCGAGGATTCCCGGTACTGCATTCAGGCCGACGCGGTAACGGCCGTTGCACTCTCGTTGAACGAGCGTTCAAACGACTTTGAAACTTTCATCGATTTAGCCGTAAACGTCGGTTTGTTCGAAAGGGACGAAACCGGGGCGATCCGTTCCCGATCCCTGCTCGAGCGCATGGAGCGATACGAGAAGGCGCTGGAACAACGTAAAGAAGCCGGTCGCTTATCTGCTGAAAAGCGTGCTCAACGCTCGTTGAACGACCGTTCAACGAGCGTAGCAACGGCCGTTGACGCTTCGTTCAACGGCCCCAATAAGAATAAGAACCAGAATAAGAATAAGAACCAGAACCAGAATAACAACCAGAATGATCGGAAACGCGCGCGCGCGGATAAGTATCGCACCTACTCGGAAGCTGATTTTGATTTCCCTCCGCTCTGGGGCGCGCAAGCTCGTGCGGCTCTTGCCCGGTGGGTCGAGTACAAGGCGCGCTCGGGGCATCCCTGCCTGATCGACTCATACGCCATCCAGGTGCGCCAATTTGAATCGGACCCCCGGAGATACGCGGCGCTCGTAGATCGTGCCGTAGCGAAGGGCTGGAGGGGCTTAAACGAGGAACTGGCTATGGGTCAGGAGTCACAATCCGACCGACAGATAAAAACTCACCTCGACCTGATAGCAAAACTGGAAGCGGAGGAGCGCGATGCGAACTAGCGAAATGGGCAAAATTTTGACTACGGCGTTTTTGGCATGGCCGCACTTCGTCGTCACTGAGCCGATGGTGCGACTCTGGGCGGATTCGTTCCCGACGATGACGCCGACCGAGTTCTGGGAAGTGATGCGCGCGGCACTCAAGAGCCACGCGGGGAACTTTCCGCCAACCATCGGCCAGGTTTACGCAACGCTCGACCGGATGCGCGGCGCTGATGAGCTTACAGACGGCGAAGCCTGGGGCGTAGTGACTGAGGCCGTGCGCCGGTTTGGTCGCTACTCACCCGGCCAGGCGCGAGAGTATCTGCGCACTAAGGGCGGTGATCGCCTCGTTGCTACCGTGCGGGCGCTCGGGTGGCCTGATATCTGCGCTTGGAAGTCCGAGGACGAAGCCGCCAACCGCGCCCATTTCTGGAAAGTGTACGGCGGGCTTCGTACCCGCGACGAGTTCAAGGCCAAGGTGCTGCCAGCTATTACCGCGCGAGTCGCGCCCATGCTCGAGGTAGCGAAATGAAACCAACCGGACGAACTGAGATCATCATGGGCCGGCGGCTGTACGAGCTTGAGGATGGGTTCTATCGCGACGACAACGGGCGCCTCTACGACTACCGCCTGGGCAAACTCTACTGCGAGAGGAGGCCGGGAGTTTGGTTCTGGATTCAACCGCCTCCTGTAGTACCCGAGGCGCCTGATTTTGGACCGTACAACGATAGGGAGGGTTTTTAATCATGCTGAGAATTGATCAAGCCCGTGAGCGTTTACTTGCTGAAGGTGTGCCGGCTGAGACGGTTGCCGCATTCATTGAAAACTTCCTCGCTAACCCGCTCGTCTGGCGTCAGTTCGAGCGCTTTGCCCTGGATGCTATCCAAACCCGCCGCAAGCTCGGCGCAAAAGCGGTTATGGAGCGGGTCCGGTGGGAAACTGAGATCGAGCGAAACGAGGATTTCAAAGTATCGAACAACTGGACTGCGTACTATGCGCGGATCTTTGCTTTGAAGCATCCGGCATACCGCAACTATTTCGATTTTAAGCAGGTGAGGGGGGTGAGTGTATGACAAGTGATATCGAGTTTCTGTTGTTGTTTGCGTGTTTCTTCTCGCTGGCGGGCTTCGTTATGGGG